CTCTTATAGTGTGTGTTGTTGTAAAATCTAGCTTCCCTGTCCCGCTCATTTTAAGCTGAAATACATAATCGCCAGGGTATTCAAAAAGACTACGAGTTGTTGGCCATTCAAATATGATCGTTCCAAGATCTTTTGCGCTTGTATTAAGAGTTGCACCTGTAAGGCTTATCTCTTCATTTCTTGATCCTAGCATGACTGCTTCAATTGTAGTATAGGCAGAGAGGCTGATATCATTGCCGTCTTGGTCCTTTACTTGAATCGAAAGAGGTCTAGCAGGAATTTGGTCTATCCAGTATTGACTAATCATTTGATTACGTCCTCTCTTATATATAGTATTGGGTCTACATGTATCAAGTATAGTACTACTTGATCTTCTGAAGCAACATTTGATCTGTTATTAGCAAACATTCCTGCATTTGCCAGCATTGGTGGCGCTCCAATTGTAGATCCTGGTTTTACAATGTCAGCTGTTGCCGTCATAGGCAAAGCAAGCACTTGTCTTTCACCACTGCTAAATTGTGTTTCTTCTATTCCTGCGGTTGCAACCATAGATTGAGCCTTAAAGTCTAATTCTTTATCTGGAATACCAACTGCTTCTGGCATTTCTGATGAGGCTGCAAAGGCTTGTGGTCTAAGAACAGTTCCATCAATAACTTCTCTATTTGATGGAGATTCAAATGAAGCCATTGGGTATCTCCATGAGTATGTGCTAGAGAAAAATACTGATCCGCTAGCTACAGACTGGAATGATATTCCACCGTTCTTATTTACTTTTCTAGTCTTGACTACAGCTTTTTGTACACCAGCTCTGTTGAAATTAGTATCTAATTCAAATTCGCCAGATTTCTGCTGCAAAAGATTCATTCCGTTAACTGACCAGTATGGAGTTTCAGTTGTAACAAAATCTTCAAGCAAAAGAGCATCTCTGTCTTCTAAAGTAATTGCTCCATTGTCGTATGCGTAATTTACCCAGTAATCGCTTGTAAGTTCTACTGCAACACTGTCTGTAACTTTGTTTATTTCTTCAGTAAAGTTAACAAATATGTTTCCGCCAACCTGTGTTCCATCTAGAACATCTCCTGGCTCAACAATAATAGACTGAGCGTAATTCTTGTAAGGATTTTCAATTAAGTCTAATCCTCTACGAACTGTATTAGCAAATGCTGTAATAATCTTTCCAGCCTTTACATTTTCAAATGGTGTAGCAAGGTATCCAGATTTATTGTTATCTGCCTCCTTGCCAGTTGTTGAGATAAGAAATTCATCTCCAACAGCCAAAGCATCTTTATGTTCATATTTCATAAATACTCTATCTGGTCCAGCCCAACGATAGTCGTCTGTGTTGTGCCAGTAAGCCATTTGTGTTGTAATTAATGATGGGTAATCTGTAATACCTGGATGGGTATTAACAATTCTGGTTCTGTTATTTTTCCATGTATCCCACCAACCAAGAGGTTGATCATACTCTGGCGGAACTGGAAGACTTTCAGCACCAGTACCTATTATTTGTGTAGGTGCATATGCATCGCTGTAATTTCCTTGGCCTATATCGTCATCCATGTCTGGAACTACTTCAACACGGTCTACAATCTTAAGATCCAGGGCAAGTTGAGAATTTGCAACCATTAATGATAAGCCAGTATCAACTGCTGCACGAAGGCTCTTTAAGAAATCTTCAAATAACTTTGATTCTCTTAAGTTAAAGTATGCGTCAACAACTTCAGCTCCAGTAAATGCATCCTTTTCATTAGGATCATTTGGATAGTTTTTAAACATAATCATATCAAACTTAGACAAGTCAATATCATTAATTAAATCAATATATCTACTAGCATCTGTTACTGGATCTCTAAATGAGTAACGAGTATTAATTAAAGCATATCGGTCTGGTTGCTTAACTTGGCTGTAGCTTTGTATAGGAGCAGTTCTGCCTATATTTTCAACACCATAAGCTTCTTTTTTAACAAGATCTGAAACCCAGTATCCAGTTACATCTACTGGGAATACATCCCAACCTTCATAATCTTGTGGAGGTGAAGTATAGTAATCAAGAGTTGTAAGTGTGTTTGGAGATTCGGTGCTTGTGTATCCTATGTCACCATTTTTTGTTCCAGTTTGCTCAGAACTTGTAGGCCAGAAGTAAAGCATTAATGCTCTAGGTCTATTTCCTTCAGCTTTTGTCTCCTGCCCAATTTCTACTGTTGCAGTGGCTGGTTCAGCCTTGATTGGCTCATACTTAAATGATGCTGTGTAATGCTCTATTATGTCTTGTGAATCAACAAAGAATGCTGCGTCATATGACCAAGCAGATGTTTCAAAGTCTGACTGCCATCTTGGATTTGATTGGTTAGATCCAATAATGTATGGGCGTATTGTAGCGCCGTATCCATACTTGCTGTCAGGGAAGAATTGAATATCAAGTTCTCCATCAACCCAGAACTGCACACGATTATCAAAACCATATTGAATAATAATGTGATGCCATAGCCCATCATCAATTCTTTTATTTCCATAAGCTGTATTTATAGCAAATGCTAACTTTTCATTATCAGGATGAGCAAATACTTTAGCGCCACCAATGCTTTGTGTTACACGGCTTGCAAATAGTTTTCCGTCATAAAGACCAATTGAAGAGGTTGCGCTTTGGTTGTACAAGAAGCTTCTCTGTAATCCTTGTGCAATAACCTGATCAGATTTTGTTGACTTAAATGTAAATTCAAGGCTGTATCCGTTGTTTGAAACATAATTGTTTTCAGGAATTTCAAATTGGATATTTCTAAATCTAACTGCTTTTCTTTCGTAATCATCAAATGTTCCAACCTCAAGAAGAGGTGTTGGAGTAGCAGTTAAAAATGCATTTGAGGCATTTGCATATTGAGTAGATGTATCAGTAGAGCCTGGATTATCAGCAATAATACTATTAGGTAGATTATTAATAATCTTATTTGTATTAGCTCCGCCGATACTTGTAGTTACATCATCAAATAGCTTTAAGAATGCTGAGGCTGAAGGCGTTCCAGTTGTTCCAGGCAAGTTGTCAGTTTTAAATCTTTCACCATTTAATACAGAATGCTGTAGGTACAGCTTCTGATACCAGATATCATCTGTAATTAATTTGTAAGCAGGTGGCGAAACAAATATTGCTTGAGCTGGCATTGACTGTGTCACAATTAATGCACCAAGGGTAGATGATATTGCTGGGTCAACCATTTCTGCTGGGTTAACAATTGCTGGGCTGGCATTCCAGAAACCAGGGATCAATACTCTTGAATCTGGGAATGATGCTGATGCATCCATGTGGAGAACAGCATTGTTTTCTCCAATATTCCAACCTGGATCCTGACCTTCAGCACTTGCAGTCATAGGATCAGCAAGATTATCTGTGTTCTTTATTGCTTCAAAGTTAGGTTGTAAAAATATTCCTTCTGCCGTAAATGGCGGAATGAATGGAAATACATTTGGCAATTCTGCAGAGGCATTCATTGATGGTTCTGCAATTGTTGGACCAAAGCCAGCGGCAACTGCTGGGTCAACTGCTAAAGCTGTTGCTGTCCAGTCCATGCTCCAAGAAATAGCTTGATAAATATCAAATGCTTGTCCAGCTGTAAACGCAAAATCAAAGACTGCGATTTCGTCTAGAGTTACATCTCTTGATCCTGTTGGAGGAATTAATCCTGGCAATCCGCCTACTGCTAATTGTCCAGCATCTGTTAATACAGCGCTTATTGTGCCAGTTGCTACTTCTATTCCATCTATATAAAGCTTTAAGCTTGTTGCATCTTTAACACCAACAATCATATGGTAATTGCCGTCATCATAAGCTGCTGATGTAGTTATAAAGTTATTATAAGAATCATCTTGGATTCTTAATCTTACTGTTCCATTTGCAAGTTCTTGTATAAGTAATCCAGATCCCAGGTTCCCGCCAAATGATGCTGTAGAAAATAGACCTGAAGCATTTGTTGAACTAAACTTTGCATAGACTACAATTGTTTGCTGGTCATCTGTAGTAAATGTTCCAGCAGGAACTGACCAAGCACCAGTAAATTGTGTATTTCTATCAGTAAAGTTGTAAGCCTTATAATTTGGGCTCGTAATATTTTGTGTATAAGATGAGTTAAGTAAAGATAGGGTTATATCTGCAGAACCATAGTTTAATGGAGCTCCAGTTGCCTGATCCATCTTAAAGTAAAATACAGGCGATTTATCTTCTATATAATTATTTAAAGAGTTATTTCTTGAGAATTTAGGCATAGTCATTGCTGCTGATGCCTGAACAGTTGGCTGTCCATATGTCCAAATATTAGCAATTTGAGTTGAAGTAACATTTGTTGATGTTGCTATATAGAAATCTGAAACATACATTAATTCTGCACTACTAGTTCCGCCGCCTGATCCAAAATCAATAATATTAAAAGCTGCCATTGAGTGGGTTACTGTAACTGTACCAATTGATGTTCCATCTACCCACATTTGCATTGTGTTTCCAGATTTGCGAACTGCTACATAGTGCCAATTTCCATCTGTCTTAGCTGTTGATGTAAATATATCATGGTCTTGATTACTTAAATAAGCATTAACTACAATTTTTCCATCTGCATCGAAAAAAACTGAAAGACTTTCAGTTGTTTCGTGTGCTGCAAATATAATTCCTGCTTCTGCTGTTGATTTTTTTACCCAGAATCCTAAAGAAAAATCACCATCTAAAAATGGATTAGCAGCATTAGCTCCTAATGAATAAATACCATCATCTGATTGACCTGTTATTCTAAGAGCGCCACTTCCTTGAATTCCAGAAACAATATCATTTCTAGCGTCTCCATTATAAACAAATGCAATATTATCGCCAGAACCATAATTTGAAATACTTTTAGGTTCATCAAACTTATAGCGTTGCTCTAGAGTAAGAGTATCCATATATGTGTCTAGAAGAGTAAATCCATCTATTGTGCTGTTGTAATGATCTCCAGATGCAGCAGTTGCAGTTGCTGGTGTTTCAACAATTATTACTTGTGTTGATATTGCTGGATCTACTGCTAATGCTGTAGCTGTTGCTGGAGTTTCATTAATCTTTGCTCCAAAGCCAGCAGCAACATGTTCTTCAATTGTTGTAGCTGAAAGAGTTGTATTAAATACAGCCCATTCATCAAAATTACCTATAACGCCATTTCTAGTAGTTCCAGATGTAGTTGCTCTCATCCAGTATTTTACTAAAGAATCAATTGATAAAGATGCAGGTGAGGATACGCTTTGAATTAATGTTCCGTCTACATAAAGCTTAAGATTAGTTGTGTCCATTGTTACAGCAAGATGATGCCATACGTCATATGAAGGTCCAGTTGTTGTGTTTACTGAAATGTTATTAAATTGTGCACCAGCATATAATTTATCTGTTTTTTGAAGAAATATACCTTGAGCTGTTGTTCCTACATGAAATATCCAGTCTGGATTTGTGCTTATGTCTGTCGAAGCTACTTTAAACCAGCCTGTTATAGAAAATACTCTGTCATCAAATATTGTTGTTGAGTTTGAATACTCAAATCCGTATTCACCAGTTCTTCCACCATTAACAAGGTAGGCACTGTTTTGAACTCCGCCTGAAGATGTAAATGCTGTTAATGAACCAGTTACTATTGTTGGGGTTATGGAGCCAGTATTATTTACGCCACTTGAGTTATTCTCAAAATAGAATAGTGGGCTATCTAGTGCAATTCTTTCTGAATACAATGACATAAAAATAGGCTGCTGGCGTTAAGCCGCAGCCCGTACTCCAATTCGGTTAAATTCTGGGTTAATTGCTGAAATGCTGTGTCCGCCTATAGAAATAATTGGAGCAAAGGAGAGGTTGGAGATCTCTGGAGAATAAATATGAGTGGAAAGATTCTCGACAGTGATTTGGACTACAACTAAACAAGCATTTGCTTGAAGTATGCCAACCTCTACCTTTGCATCCATAGCGTTAACTTACGCTACTGTGATTCGAACAATACCAGTCGAATCCCATGTGATTGTGAAGTTACCATTGGTTGAAGACTGGTCTGAACCGAAGTCTACGTATCCAATGAGAGCTGATGTGCTTGCTGTGCCTGTTGAATCATATACAACTGCATAGCGAGCTGTGATTGTTGATGAAGACCATGTAACATCTGCAGCGTCAAGAACGATTACGTTTGTGCCTGAATCGTATGTTGCTGTCTTAGATGCTAGTGTGATTCCACCAGTTGTGTAACCAGTACCTGTTACTTCGTATGTAGAAACATCGTTGAAGTAGTCATGTGTATCTTGGTTAGGTGTGTAAGATGATGTAAGTAGAGCGACCTTGATTGTATCTGAGTCGAAATCTACTTCCTTGTTAAGTGCCTTAAGTAGGAAGTTACCGTATAGTTTAGAAGCCATTTGTCATTCCTCCTTATGATGCAGTCTTGCGGACCATTGCGAACGCCTCTGGAGCTGCAACAGCAAATCCACGACGAACACGAGTCTTAAGCAAGACGCCATCCTTTGAGAAGTCTGCATCACGAGAGATTGCAGATTCTATTGTGCTACGAACACCATTGATCATCATGTTACGGTTACCTACGATAAGTAGTGGGTCTCCAGTTGGAGCTGAAGTTGCTGCTGCTGATGTAGCTGCACCGTATGAAACTACCAATGGGTATCCAAATAGTGATCCTGGACGAGCACCTAGTGGGTCTGGAAGAACTAGGTTTCCACCTGTTGTTTCCATTTGACGAATTAGGTTAAGCATCTTTGGGTGAACAATAACAACTGTGTTAGCTGCATCGAAGTACTTTGACTGCTCTGCAAGACCAAGAGCGTTAGAAATATCTGCAAACTCTAGATCTCCTGCTGTGTTGATAATGTTTGAAGCTGAGTTGTATGTTGCTAATGCACGGTATACAGATGTGAACGGTTGTCCGTCATCTCCGTCTGCTTCAGCTGTTACGCCAAGGCATGCATTGTCATACTTGCGAGCCCATTGTGAGGCCCATTCTCTTTTGTATGTGTTGAGTGTGTCAACGAGTGAATCGTTAACATCTTCCTCTGAAATGTTGAAAATCTGTGCATACTTCTTAGCTGTAAGAACTACCTCATCCAGAGTTGTATCTGAATTAGGAATGTCTACGCCTTCTGCAACAATTACTGGTGCATCTGATACAAAGCGTGGAACGCCTTTTGTACGAGATGACATATTCTCACGACGAGCGAATGCTTCTACTACAGAGTTAGCGACTGTTGCTTGAATAGCAACGGAGCCTTTTTCCTCTGGAATATAGCCATTACCTTCGGTGAGATCTGTGCGACCTGCGGCCATGTTAATCTCCTTTTAGTTTAATTGAATTTGGTTTGAAATTAATATAAATGTCCATATATATTAGTCGCAAGCCCAATTGTCCAATTGAAAACTTGCCTAGACCAATTATACCGTATATATTATCTCTTTAATACCATTTTAGCCTGCAAATCTGAGGCAGATTTAGGAACTTCTAATGAAGCAGCTACTCCGCTATCAGCTTTACCAGCTACAATGAATTTTGGATCAAATAATTCTGGGAAGTCTGTTTTTAGACTAGCAATTTGCTCATCTAATCCAGCAACCTCAAAATCTTCAGTTAGAGACAATGCATCTAATTTTAGATATTTAGATAATTTATCTCCATGTTGTATACCTAATGATGATAGATGTTTGTTTATCTTTTCATTCATTAAGTTAGACTGGATACTCAAAGCTTTTTGAGAAGATTCTGTTAATTGGACTTCTAGTGCTTCTTTCTCCAATCTAAACTTCTTAGCTTCCGCCTTCGCTTTATCTAAAGCATCTAAGACGGCTTTAGGATCACGAATCTCGGTAGATGTACCTTCTACGATATTCTGTTCTTCCATTTTATTCTCCTGTATTGTTTTGTTCGGCTGCTGCCTGTTGCATAGCCAAGTTATTTGTATTTAAGCCAGTTCCACGCAAAGCAACTTCTGTTGCTGCTGGTGTATTGGCTACTGCTTCGTCAGCAATTATCTTTGCAATTTCTGGGTCATACCCAAGCTCAAGAAGAATCTGTTCCAATGGAACTCCGACTGACTTCTTACGAACTGCGATATCCCATTGGTCTAATGAATCGATTGATTCTGGAGACTTCCAGTCAATATCGATATCAGCAACGATGCCTTCGATCTTAAGCATGAACTTAAATAGATCTCTCCATGTTGAGCCTAATGCAAGTTGGCGATTTAGAACCTTCTTGAATAGTGGTGCTTCAGCAACACGAAGTGCCTGTCCTGATGGAAGGTATTGTGTTGATGAGAAGTAATGAACTGGAGTTGAAGTAATTGCAGCCATGTCAGAAACAAATTCATTTACAGGGTCTGTAAATGTCTTAGGGTCTGCTGCTGGGAACTGTCCAACTGAAGATACTCCTTGTAGGTACCAAAGTTGTCCTGGACCATTTTGCAATGCTCCAATGTTCTCTCTGGCTGTATCATCTTCTGAGAAGTCATCAATTTCTGATGAGCTGCCTCCATTTGATAGCGCATAGCGCTGTGGAGCACCCTGATAATCAACTGTATACATATGAGTTGATATCAGCTTGTTTATCGCATCCTGTGGACCAAATGCATCAGCATGTTCTGGTCTTCCGTATGGCTTATGTGTGCGGAAGTGGAAAACAGGAATTTCTCCCCATGGGTTAACTACTGTTTCTACTAATTGAAGATTAGGAACGCCATTTAGAGAATCAATCTCACCTAAACCTTCATACTTTTCAATTCTATCTGTGTAATACATGTTGATTTTAATGACTTTACGATCATTGGCATCAGTTATCTGCCACATTTTAGTTGCAAATGACTTGATGCGTGGATTCTCCTGATCATAGACAAGTGTGGTTGTCATAGGTGAGTTGTAATCTATTGCTAGGTTCCCGTCCATATCTGGCCAAACAATTGCGTAACAATCGCCATAAACCAGAGCATTGCGGTGAATTTCATTGATATCAAGCTTCAAATCTGTCTGTTCCCAGATTTTATTGATGTAATCGTCTCCTGCTGGACTAGTTGTCTCAACATACTCAATTTCTAGGCGATTATGTACTGCATCTACTACAGTCTTGCTAAAGTTAAAGCGAAATGGAGTAACTCCTGAGAATCTTGACTGTTCGTTTCTAAATAATCTATACCAACGCTGATGAGTAAACACTTCATCATTTGCGCCTTCATAATATGCTTCAGCGACCATATATTTATCTCTTTTGTTGATTATTTGATCTAAAGCTAATTTAATATCTTTCATTTTATCTCCTTAAGTAATTTAATTGTTTTACAAGTACCTTTGGAGCTTTATTGTCCAAGAAGTATAAGATTCCTGACACTACTGCGTCCAGTACGTCATCGTGGCTAACCTTTGGGAAAGACCACATTTGTTCTTCCAATACAGAGAAATGTTGAGTGTGTCTAACTTTCCCCTGTTGATAATAGTTCAAGGCTTTTCCTGCACGGATTTGCTTTGATACTGATTGCCTAATTGATCTATATCTAACTGGAATATCTTTGAAGACATCCTGCCATAGATCCCCGCCCTGGTTTGTTTCCACATAGATAATGCCAGGATCATATTGTTCTACGAGTGCTGCCACTCTTTCAGATAATTCAGATGGAGATACTTTCAGCTGAAAAGCATCTCTCACATATATATTATCGTCTTCACCTCTGCTCAATACGGCTATGCCCGTATAGTCAGAAACCTTATTTTTTGTTACTGCTGGGTCAATTGAGATAATTGTATTCCCATA